AAGTAATTGCGCGACTAACCGTGTTGTACTGCGGGTTGCTTGCGTCAAAGATTGGTGCGCCGGAAATAACAACCGTTAAATCGCCAGACCCATCAGCAGTACCGCCGGTTATTACCGTTCCAGTGAAAGGAATAGAAACGCCGCCATTAAATAAAGATGACTTGTTTTGCTGATTAAGCAAGGTAGTTGCATCAAATTGCAGCATATCACCGACGTTAACGGTGCCAGTGGTAGCAGTAAGACCAGTTAAGGCTACAGTGACTTGATAAGTATCCTTAAGCGCCGAGTAAGTAACGATAGGAGTAGCGCCCAAAGTAACGCCGCCAACACCGGCCTCAGTACCAGAAGTAAAACTATGTAAGCCATTACTCATAAGACCTTTTAAGCCGCCGAAGTTAGAGCTTATTTGAGCCTCTTCCCAAGCTTTATCTACTAGGCTATCAGAACCATTAGATAAGCCGCCTTGAGCGTCTGCAAGATCTTTAGTAGACCATGGATCAAGAGCCGCGAAGTTCTTACCGGTAACGCCAAGATCCTTCAAGAAAACTGAACCACTTGCAACATCTGACCATTGACCAATAGCTTGATCAGGTAAACCAGAAATCAAAGCCGCGTTATCATTCATACGTTGGGCGCATTCGCTATCAACCTCGTTAGCCATCTTCTGGCCTATAGGGGCAAGGATTTCGTCTAACTGGTTCAATTCAACTGCTTGCTCTAACTGAGAATATTCAACGCGAACAGTAATATAATTACCGATAGCGCCCGTTGCAGTAGCAGATGTTAATTGGTTTTTAGTAGTGCCGGTAACATCGCCATCAGTTGTGCGTTCAGTAACGTACTGATGAGGGCGCTTAAACTGAATACTAGAACCGGTGCTAGGGTTAATCTCACCTTTTAATAATTGACGATCGATCGATTTAGAAATAACTAAGTTAGATGAAAAGGCGGGGAGGAATTTTTTAAGTACAATTGTACTAAAGTTTTTGTTTAGTGTGTTTGTCATTGGGTTTCACCATTTTTATTTAAATTCAGCATTGGGGTAAAGGGTGTCAAAATCATCCTTTTCTTGTGCTCCGCCGCCACCTATATCTAATAGTGGTGATGGTGCGCCCGATGTTGTGGGTTTGTTTAATAAAGCTTTTGCTCTAACAGTATTTTCAATGAACTTCACTTGAGCCATTGGAGATAATTTATTCATAACCTCAAGATCATCGGCGTTAGTCGCCAAGTGCTCTACAATCTGTGGTCCGTTCTCATCATCGAGTAAGAAGTTTTGTATATCAGAATTAACGCTGGCTTCATTAAGGACTTTAACCGCGCCCTCTAAAGCGTCTTCTGATAAACCTACCGACTCACCTTTGATTAGAAAATTATCAACCTTACTAATTAACTCTTCGCGTGCTACTCGTTGTCTGTCTGCTAATGCATTATCTTCATTTTGTTTTTTATCTTCTGCTCGAATTTCTTTAACAATCTCTCTGCGCTCAAGCATTTTTTTATGTGCTCGGTATGCTTCCGACTGTCTTGAATACTCTTCAGGGTCATCTAACTCTAAATCAATGTTAGGGGCCTTTGGAGCGTTCGCCGCTTCTAACTTCGCTTCAAGTTCTGCCATCTTGCTTGCATTAGCTTTCAAGGTTTCATCCTGTTCGGCTAGTCGCGCTTGATTCTCGGCATTACGGGCTAAGTTTTTAGCTTTCTTCTTTTCGAGTGCGTATTCTTTTTTCTGCTCTGGAGTGGCGTTATCTTTAGTAATTACCTCCCCGCTTTCGTTTACTTTTGGGGTTAGTGATTGTTCACTACTTGAATTATCTAAATTTGCAGCTTCGTCCATTACATTTTACTCTGGTTTATCCGAATGACGCTCGGTTCGTTATCCTAGATACCGCTAGGTTCGGCTATATCATCTATGTTAGTTGGTAAGTCATCACTAACTAGATTCTGTGATTCTAATACAAGTCTTGCTTGGTTGTCTACCGTTGGTATAGTAGGTGGCCCTTGAATTCCTTTAGACCATGCTTCAGTTAAATCATTAAGCGTCTTAGTAACAGATTCACGATTCTTTCTGTCTTGCTCGTCTCGCTTAAGCTCTAACTCTTCTTGCCTTATAAAAAATTCCTGCTGTTGCTTCTCGATTTTAAGTTGAAGTTCTGCTGTATCGTTTTGTGCGTCTTGTTCGCGCTTAACTATTTGACTCTGAGCGTCTGCAACAACGGCTTGAGATATTGGGTCGCCTTGCTGGCCTTGCTCGGCTGCTTGAGCCTCTGCCAATGCTGTGGCGTCTGCAACTTCTTGCTTCTCTTCATCTGTCCATTGCGCATCGGGTATGGCGCCTTGATCAAATAGGAATGCACGCTCTCGTTCTGCTACCAGATCCATAGCCGGTGCTTCAATAGTGCTTACATAAATATCGGCATTACGCTGCAATATAGCAGGGTCAACGGCGGCAATGTTAAGGATAGCGTCTTGAGCTTCTTGCTTACGATTCTTGAACGCTGGGCCTACCGAACAAGTCACGTCGAACTCACCAACGGATAAATCGTTAGTCATTTCTTGGCCGGTGCCGTCTTCGTTTCTAACGATGGTATTTAGTTTTATCTTGGAAACTGTGCCATCTTCTTTAATGGCTCTCACTTCTCTGTCCTTAGTATCATATATCCTAGGTGCTGCGCCTTTAAGAACTTTGCACACGTAGGTAATCATAACGGCTAGGGAATTGTGATACTTAATGTTTGATGTATTACCTTTGTTTTCCGCCTGCTTCATAGCTACGCCTGAAACAAATTGTCTTTGCGGGTCGTTGTGTTGATTGCCTGCTATTTGAATATAATTGGTCATTGACGCGGTTTGCTGAATTAAAGCAGGGTTAGCTTGGGCACCGCTTGTCTGAAATGGTGGCGGCGCTTTTTCATCAGGGTTCCAGAATTGAACGGGGTTGTTGTTCTTATTCATTGTCTCCAAAGACTTCTCATGTCCGGATGCTTGCGTCCTAGTCATCATTAGTTTGGATACAGGGCTGTTTGCAACTTCCTCTAGCTGTTTAGACTCTGAGAAATTAATTACCCTATTAGCGTCTTTAAACTTGCGCACAACACCCGAGAAGGTGACGGCATTGTCAACAATATCAAAATTACCGTATACAGGGCATAAGGGAATTAGATCGAAAGGCGTTTCTTTAGCCTTTTCTAACCAGTCTGCGCCGTCAAACCATCGAGACATAACTTTAAATCTTGTTCGGTCGTGTGGCTGGCCAACTTGAGTAACTTGCTTTTGTAATAATTCGGACTTTTTAGCGTCAAACTTATCATTTATCTCTAATACTGTTCCATCAGAGAATTCAACAAGCTTAATCTTTACTTTTTCCTTATAAAGTATTTCACCAACCACAACGACATCGCGCTGATTTAGTGTAGTGCTAGTTGAGTCGTTATTACTATCGTTTACACTTTGCCCTGAACCTTTCGGCCATTGCTCGTTGTAAACTGATTTGTTTAGTGCGCGTAAATCCCAACCATGCCGAGCGTCTGAGCGGTCCTCTTTGACTGAATTAGAATCGAACCATATACGATTAATAGCGTTATCAACTTTCTCAATCTTTAATATCTGCTTGAAGCTTTTAGCGCTTTCAAAGTCTGCGCGGACTCTAACAGCATCAAAGCCCATTTCTATCATTTTGCGTCCAGCTCTTTGATATGATCGAGAAGCATCGGAAGCAACTTGAATGTTGCGGATAATGTCGCCAAATATCTTGGCTACGTCATCACTTGCACCGCCGCCCATTGCATCTACTTTGGCTTGGAATTCGTTTTGCTCAATCTCGCCAGCTATCTGATCTATTTGAGGGCTAATCATATCCAATGTGACGCGAGGTCGTTTATCACCCCAATTCTTTACTGTTGAATCTTCGTCTTGCCACATACCATCAGGTTCATGTATAAACTTTTGGTCTACCCTTGATAGGCTTCTTTGATCGGTTTCGGCCTGCTGATCAGTTTGCAGGTTTTGTATAACAGTGTCGTGGTTTGTATAGTCAGTCATAATAATTAGCTAAAATTTAAGTCTCTTGCTTGTGGGGCTTCCAACACTGGAAACGGCATTGTCATCATCACACCATCGGACATATTAGGGGATTTTATCCCTAACTTCTTCATATTCTGTTTGCCCATAATCTGCATCAATCCTTTAGGGTTCGGTATTCTAGGTATGCGGCAAATCTCAGACTTAAACGCGCCCATGTTATCTATACCGGAAGAATCAAAGCTTATCATCTCATCAGGGTCTATATACTCACCCTTAATAACACATTTATACGTATTGTAACACCTATCGGCCAAACTGATATAACTCTGTGACCGGTTGTTTAAGAAGGTGTCGGCGTATGTTGTTGGTGTTTTGTTGCTATCGTCTTGAACTGGGGTATAAATATCCTCGGCCCGATGTTGAGCGCTACCAGATAAGCCACCTCGAAACATTTCATAGGTGATTTGAGTACCGGCAAAGGCATCTGATACTTGACGCTTTAAGCCTGCGCCCATTCCGTCGCCATCCCATCGAAATATATTAGCGCCTAAGTTAATAGCCAAACCTGTAGCCCAATCACAGCCTTCGTCAATCTCTCCAGCTTTATATTCTTTAACATGGGTAATTATTGAGCCGTGGCGCATAGTGAATGACTTGGCATCTTTCCCGCCGTCTGCCGGATCGTGCGACGCTATCTTAACGCCGTGAGGTTTAAACGCCTCTGCTAGGTGCGGCAATTTATGAGCATCGATACAGGCATCAAACCATTCAGCCTTGATTATTGAATTATCAACAGAATCATTATGCTTACCTAGCCAAATATGGTCATAAAGGTTGCGCTCCTTGTTTTTGTAGTCGTATTGTCGTTCCTCTTCTAGCCCTGACTGCTCAAACCAAGGGTTATCCTCATAATTCATAACGACAATTAAATGCAAATCATCTTCATAAAATCCGTGTTCATCAAGCTCGTCTTGAAATGGAACTATAAACCTCTGGCTAAATGGATCGGCTGAGCTGTGAGGGTTGGCTATAAAAACCATGCTTACATTACTTACGTCTTCTTCTTGCCTGATCTTGGTCGGCAATCCCTTTTGCGGTTTCTTACGCGCGGTCGGCGTCAAAGTATCGAGAGAGTCTTGTGATATAAATTGGGCCTCTTCAATGACAAACCTTTTAAAGCCGTGTGCCGATTTGATTGAATCAACGTTTCTAGCTAGACCGGCGAACTCGAAAGCCTCAACATCTTTATATTTTATGGTGTTTTGCTGAGTATCAAAGCCTTCAAACTCTAACCGGCTTATCTCATCCTTTAATAGAGAATGCACCGAGTTTTTAATACTCGATTGATATTCGCGAAGGCAATAGGTCTTAGCCCCGTTATCCATTGCATCGAATAGCGTTATATCAGCAACACCAACAGACTTGGACGAACCGCGACCACCAATAACAATCACGTATCGTTTAAATGATTTAAGTATAGGCTCAAGCTTAGCGGCTAAGTATGCATTAGGTTCTTTGTTAGTTAGTACCCACTTACCTTTAAGAAGGGTTACAGAGTGAGTATGACCATCAACAGGGCAGACAATACCGATTACGGTGCGCTTCTCTCTTCTAGTTTTTTCCTCTAAAAGCTCAATGTATTCTACCTTTTGCTTTCTATTGAGATTCTGAAGCATCAAGCAACGCCTGTAGTTTAGCGTCTACCTCTTCATCAGATAAGGCGTTAATTGACTGGCCTTTGGATGTAATATCTTTCTTCTCGGCCGCGTGACCGCCATCCATTTTGTTAATCTCGTTAATCGCTCGGATAGCATCACCGCCAGCAAATTTATACTCACCAGTTGGGCCATCTTTATCCATTACTTGCTCATGCTGCATAGAGCGCTGTACGATCTCTTTAAGCCAGCCTAGCTTAGTGCCTGCTGAGATAGAGAACTCTTCTTTCAGGTCTTCTCTGTGCCCCTCAAGAGCTTTAATGATAAGAGGTTTTGATAAGTTCTCCGAGGCTATTTCTTGAGCGCAATTTTCACTATACCCCGCTGTTATTGCGGCCTGCGTACCATTGCCCCCATTAAGAATATATTCCTTAACAAATGCGGATTGCTTGGTGGTTAGTTCGTCCGTCATTCTAATACTCCTTAACGTATACGTCTGTACCGGTAACGCTGAATAAAATATCATTTATAGATATAGTATCCCCCGCCTCAATGCCTAATGCTTTA